AGAGAGCAGCCTTGATGATGGCGTGCTTGTGGGTCGCGAAGTATTCGTTGCGCTCCTTGGAGCCGACCGGGAGGGACATGAAGACCGCGAGATGGTCGACGGCCTCGGCGGACGGCTTGGCGTCGGCAGGGCTGATTTCGACCGGGGAGACGCCGACGGAGGCCACGATCTTGGCGGCTTCCTTGGAGGCGTTGACCTTGCTGGCTTCGAGAGAGGCGACCATCGCCTTGAAGCCTTCGACTTCCTTGGCGGCCACTTCGAGGGCGGCGGTCAGTTCGGCGAGCTTGGCGTCCTTGGACGCGGCTTCGACCTTGAGGGACTCGAGCTCGGAGGCGGCGCCCACGGTGAGTTTCTCGACGGTGGCACGGAGGTCGTCGCGCTCGGCGGTGACGCCCGAGATAGCGGCGGTGGCTTCGAGGAGCTGTTCTTCGATGGTCATCTTGTTATTGCGGAAGTTGGAATTAGCGGAGGCTTCGCGGTCCATCTGCTCGACCTTGGCTTCGGCCCATTCAGCCGTCCGCATGATGTTGCCGGAGGTCGGTCCACCCCATAAAGCCCACGCCACGGCGCCTGCTCCTGGGAAGTCCTCGCCGTCGGGCTTGTTGTTCGGGGCGTCCATGTCGGCCTCATGCCGGCGGAACCACGGACCCATGCGGCGCAGCTTGTCTTCGGACACCGATCCGTCCGCCATCTCGCGGGCTTCGCGCAGGGTCTTGTCCGTGACGCCGTCGCCAGACTTGCCCTCGGCGTGCCACTCAAGGCCGCGTCGGGCTGCGGACTGAACGTAGTCGGGGACGTCGATAGCCATCAGAACGAGCGCAGGGCGTCGTTGAAAGAGTCGGCCAGCCCGGTCACTAAGCCCTGGGCGGCGGCCTGCTTGCCGGAGAAGGTCTGACCTTCCATGGCTTCGGCCTTCACCATCTTGCGCTTCATGTTCACGGCTTCCTTGAACTCGGCGTGGATCGTGTCGACGCCTTCCTGAAGGTTGCTCATCTGGCCTTCGTCGAGGCTCGTGCCTTCGATGCCGGCGCCCTTGAACTTGCCGGACTTGATGACGACCATCTTGATACCCTGCATCTTGGCGGCTTCGGAGTAGTCAGGGATAGCCATGTAGACGCCGATGCTGCCCACGGTGGACGAGGGGGAGGCCACGACGCGGTCGGCAGCCGAGCCAATCCAATAGGCAGCGGACGCCATCTCGGAGTCGGTGTAGGCGAGGGTCGGCTTGCTCAGGTTGCGGACCTTGTTGGCGAGTTCCTCGACGCCGGTGACCGTGCCGCCAGGGGACGAGATTTGCAGGGCGACCTTCTCGACCTCGGGGTTCGCGGCAAAGGCGTCGATGGCGGCGGACACGTCGTTGACGTCCACGGCGCCCATCATCTTCTCGAGGGGCGAGAGGCCCTTGCCGATCACGCCCACGATGGGGACGATGCCCACGCCGTCGACGACGTAGGGAGCCGGAGCCTGCCCGAACAGTTGGGCGAGCATATCCGTGAAGCCGAACTTCTCAGCCAGGACAGCGTGGTCCTTGGCCTTGGTCGGGTCGATGAGAAGGGGCTCGCGGCCCGACAGTCCGTTGGTGAGGAAACGCATAGTGTTAAGAGTTGGGTTCGTCGAGCTCTTCAGGTTCTTCCTGATCGGCGGGCTCGTCTTCGCCTTCGGCCTCGGGGCCTTCCATGACGTCGCCGCCAATCGTGCCGACCGGGGTGTTCGACGGACGGAAGAGCAGCTCGAAGGGGATGCCATACTGAGCCGCCAAGTCCTTGATGTGGACCATGTCGGAGGCTCGCTTCGCCATCTCGGAGCGGAAGTCTAGGCCGCGCTGGGCGTAGAGTTCGGACATGGAGAGCAGGCCCATCTCGACGTCGGCCCGGTCATTCGCGGCTTCGCGGCCAGCGTCGACGGTGACGGACTTCGGGGTGGTCCAGGAGACTTGGTTCCACTGAGGGTCGTCAGGCAGTTCGCCGGCGGCGATGCCCTGCCCGATGATGTAGCCCCAAGTCGGGACGCAGAAGTTCTCGATGATGATGCTCTGATACTTGCCAAAGACGCGGCCAGCCTTGGCGGTGATCAGGCGGACGGTAGCGCCGCCGAGCTTCGACGAGTCGCTGACGAACTCGTAAGGGAGCACGCCCATGCTGATGTCGCGCTCGAGGGCGGACAGAAAGCCGGTGAAGGTGGCGTTCGGGCGGTTGCTCTGGAAGGACGTCATGTCCTCCCCGGGCTCAAGGGCGATCAGTTTGCCGCCCATCGTGTTGGCGAGGTTGGCGTAGGAGCCGTTGACGACCGCACCGAGTTCGCCGGCCATGTCGCCATCCAAGACTCCGCCATTCTTCTTGATAATGCGGGTGACGTCGCCGTTGTCCTTCACGGCCTGCTTCTCGAGGGCGAGGATTTCCATCTCGTCCTGGATGGAGTTGATTGAGTGCTGGAGCAGGGGGACGCCACGGGCGCCGCTCGCGTACTCCTGGTCGACGACCATCATCATGGACTGGGCCAGAATCTGGCGGGACGAGCCGTCCGAGCGGTAGATGTTGACGGCGATGTATTCGCCATAGGGACCGAACTGGATGCCGTCGTGCATACCTTCGGGCACCTTGCCCTCCAGAGGGTCGCCTACGCGGTGGGCTTCCATCAGCTGGAGTTTCGCTTCGCCGGCGCCGTTACGGACCTTGGCGGCAAAGGAGTCGCCGTCACGGATCATGCCGCGCAGGAGGATTGACTGAGCCTGGTAAAACGAGAAGCGGTTCGTGATGTCGATGCGCTTGGCCTTCTCCGCGAAGTAAGCCTCATATCGTTCCTGCATCTCCGGGGTGCTCGCGTGGGACTGAGGCTTGATGCCGTCGCCCACGGTGTAGAGGCACATATCCGCGAGAATCTGCTTGAACAGGCCGGAGTTGCGTTCCGCCCAGCGGCACTTCCGCATCATTGTGAGGCGGTCGTAAGGGGTCAGGTCGCGACGAAGGTCACGCGGTTCGGCGCCGTAGGCCGAACGGCGAGCACGCGTCACGCCGATGGACTGCCAATCGCCGTAGGAAGCCTGCGGCTGAGGGGCGGCAGGCGTGGCCTTCGGCTGCTTAGGACGCAGGCTGACGGTCTTAATCTTCTTGCGGAGGGCCATAAGTTAGTCCTGACGGTTCTGCCAGTCCGTCGAGATGATCGTGACGCGACGACCATAGGTGGCAGGGTCCAGACGAGAAAGGGCGAACATCGCCTCCGACATCATCTCCTTGGGCGGCATCGCGAACTGCTTCGAGGCCGACGAGCCGGAGTCCGAGTAGGACATCAGCGTCTTGCCCTCGGTAATCATCGCCAAAGCCTTGGCCTTGATGTCCAGGAGTTCGCACTCAGTGAGGCCGATGAAGATGCCGGAAGCCATTTAGATATGCCCCGAATGGAAGGAAGAGAGGGGGTACGACGCCCAGCCCACGCCATGAGTCTCTTCCACCCACAACACTAAACGCCGTACCCTTGCAGATAGGTTGCCCGGGATGGCGGGCAAATCAAGTCACATCGTGCGCTTGTCATTCAGCGATCGGTGGTGGCTGATGTGTTCGGCTTGGCTGGCAAACAGTATTAAGTTTGAGATGTCGTTATTGGACTTGTTCTCGTCAATATGATGCACGACCTCGGTGCGATGCAAGGGCCTGCCAATGTGTTTAGCCATAATAAGCCTGTGCTCCCAAACATAGCCCCTGTTGTCTGCCATTACGTTAAGTGGATCTCTGACCTTGATGTAACCTTGGGAGGTTTTAATTACACCGCCAGACCAGTTTGAATTGTTGCTCTTGTGCCGGCCATCCCTGGCAATCCCGTTCTTAACAAGAATCCTGTTAACGGTGCACAGGCCGATGTTGAATTGATTGGACGCCTTGATGATGGATTTGTTGGCCTTATAATGGCTTAAAACTCCATCGGTTATCTCTTTAGTTATGCGAGTATGTCTTTGTTTCATCAAAAACAGAGTGCATCAACTTGCATTGGTTGTCAAGTCTTGGTTATCGTTTGTCGATTCACGGCCAGCGATACCCCAGCGCACGGCGGCGAGAAGAGCTAGAATCTCACAATCCAACGCGTGATTATCGCGCTTGCCCTGCGGAAGTATCCACTGGGGCTTGCCCGTCCGGCGGTCCTTGATGCGGACTTCGGCGTTCAGCTGCTCGGGGTAGTCCGTTCCAGCGTCGAGGGAGTAGGTCCAGAACTTGCGGGCTCTTAGGCCGTGCAGGAGGTCTTTGCCGGCGGTGGCAGAGTGCACGATCAGGGTCGCCCGCTGCGGGATGCCAGGGACGACGATGGACTGCTTCTCGGAATAGAAGCGGCGGGTCGTCTGGCCGTCCTTGGACGTGACCGCGAAGTCGTCGGAGCCGGAGCCCTTGGCTGTCTTCCAGCCCCGCTTGGCTGTCTCGCGGTAGACCTCCTGCGTATTATCGCCGGAGTCGACGAGCACCAGAGCCTGATGGACGCCGTGCTGTTTGGCGTATGCCTCGACGTTGCCCCAAGAGTCGATGCGGGCGAAGGCCATCAGTCGGCTATGCCCGGTCTTCGACCAACGGCGGACGACCACCCAGAAGTGGCCGCGCTGAACGTCGACGCCCATCGTGCGGAAAGGTATGCTGCCAGTCGGTGCGCCCTCGCGGTCGGCGACCTTGGCCTTCGGGGTGATCACGGCCTCCGCGTCCCAGTCGTCGGTCATCTTGTAGTTGGCGGCCTCTGCCAGCGATACCATCTCACCGCCCTCTTCGCTCCAGGGCAGGGCCAGCCGCTTCTGCTTGAAGATGCGTCGCGGTTCCTCGTCGCCGTCTTCGTCCGCCGATGCCTTGGCCTTCAGCATCAGGACGCCGAGCTCGCCCCAGCTCATCGAGGCCAGAGAGTTCCAATGCAGGCCGATGTGCCCGGAGTTGGACGAGGTGGCCGTGGCTACAAACGCACCACGCGCGTTAGCCTCGAGGCGGGAAGCGTTCGTGTCAGGCAGGTGCGTCCGGCAGCCCGCGCACTCGTAGGTCGTTCCGACGCTGACCTTGTGCAAGTCCCATGTGCCCGTCGCCTTCGCGTCCTCGGGGAACCTGATCTGTTCCCACAGCCAGGGCTGAAGGTGGTCGCACTTCGGGCAACGCATATTCCAGTCACGCTGGTCGGTGCCTTCGTGCAGCTGATGGAACTCCTGCCCAGCCGAACCGCCCTGCGACATGAACACCCGCTTGCCCATCCAACCGAACGCCGTCACGCGCGCGCTCGCTTCCGCCAAGTGTCCGGGCGGGGCCATCCAGCACTCGTCGGCGATGACGTAGCGCAAGGACAGGCGCTGAAGGTTCGCCTCGTTCCAGATGCCGCGACAATAGAGCGTCATGCGGTCGAAGTCCGCGGTCGTCGAGCGGTCGAGGTCTTCGAGAGATAGGCGTGCCTTGACGGGCGGGCAGTTGTTCCAGACCGGGCGGAGGTAACGCAGGGCGAAGTCCTTGGCCTCGGGGTCGGTGGCCTGCAAGAGCATCGTCGGCCCTGGAGCGTTGGCGATGATGTGACAGGTGAGCAGGCGGGCAAAGAGCGACTTGCCAGACTGGATGCTGGCGAGGACGGTGAGCAGACGCGTCTCGGGGTCGGCGGCGATGCGCAGCGCTTCTGCGATCCACGGCGTGCGGTCAGAGCGGAACGGCCCGGGCATCGGCGAGTCGGGGATGGCGTGGACGTTGTCCTCGAGCCACTCCACTACGTCGCCCGAGTCGGACGGACGCAGGACTTCCCGACCGATGCGGAGCAGGTCAGCCTTGTTCATCTTGGGAGAGTTCGGCCTTCACCCGACGCACCCAAGCCTCGAGCACCTTGACCGCCTTGGCCGGGTTCTCAGGGTTGCACGACTCCGCCACGTCGAGGGCGAGTTTGTCGAGGCGGTTGACCATCGTCGCCGCCAGTTCGCGCATGGCTTCGCCGGCTTCCTTCGAGCTGATGTAGTCCTTAGCCAGGATGAGCCTACGCTCCTGCTCTTCCTCCAGCGCGACGAGCGTCTTCAGTGATTGATTGTAGGCGGTCTGGTACTTCCCCTGGTTCGGGTCGCCCCCTTCCATTGCGGCCTGCCAGACTCCACGCGCCCGCCCGACCAAGGTGCGGTGCTCGCTGATCGTGTCGGCCAGCGTGCCGTCGTCGAGCTGAGCCGGTGCGGCCTTGGGCGCCTGCGCCCTTGAGCCCGGGGAGGACATGACGTCCTTCCAGAGCAACCGCCCGAACGCCACCTTCACCGGCTTTCTGTCCGCCCTCGAGCGCGACATCAGCATGGGCGTGCTACCGTACGAATTTGTCTCGGACAGTTCGAAGCTCGGCGGAGCTACTGTCAGGCTCATCACCGCCAAGGCTGGCCGCGTCTTTGGCAAGTATCAGAGCATCATCATCGAGAACTTCTGCGTCCCGACTTGGGGCTACATCATCGGGCAGGGCATCGCCGCCGGCGAACTCCCCGACGACCCGCAGTGGAACCAAGTCTCCTGGACCACCCCGAAGTCCGTCACCGTCGACGCTGGCCGTGAAGCCGCGAATGACCGGGCCGACGTCGAGATGGGCCTGCTCTCCATGTCCGAACTCTACGCCCAGCGCGGCCTAGACTTCCGCTCCGAGATGGCGAAGCGAGCCTCCGACATGGTCCACATCAAGGACTTGGCGGCTCAGTACGGCATCCCCTTCGAACTGCTCTTCCGTCCGTCGAACACCCCGGTCGGCACGATTGGCGGCGACGTCATGGAAGGCCCGGAGGCCGAAGGCGAAGACGAGCCCGCCGATCAGGAAGAACCTGAAGAGCTCGACGAACCCAATTCCTAAGACCATGCGTTTCCTCACCAACGGACTGTCGGGCCGCGAGCCCCTTCTCATCGACCCGACCAAGGCCAAGGACCACGCTGTCCTCGCCGAGAAGTTCGGCTTCACGGATATGCTCGCCCAACTGTTCGGGCAGGCTCCGGCTCCCTACGTCGTCGACGGCGTGGGCATCGTCCCCATCGTGGGCGTGATCGGCAAGGGCCTCTCGCCCCTCGAGAAGATGATGGGCGCCGTGGACGTCAACGACGTGTCCGCCGCCATCGACGCCTTTGCCGCGAACCCCGAGGTCGAGAAGGTCGCCCTGCAAATCTCGTCCCCTGGCGGCACGGTCACCGGCGTCGAGGAACTCGCCAACAAGGTCCGCAACCTGAGCAAGCCGACCCTCGCCTACACCGACTCCGAGATGGCGTCCGCTGCCTATTGGATTGGCTCGGCTGCCGACCGCGTCGTGGCCTCCCCCTCGTCCACCGTGGGCAGCATCGGCGTCTACATGGCTATCCCTGACTACTCCGAAGCCGCCAAGATGCAGGGTATCAAGATGGTCGTCATCAAGTCCGGCAAGTTCAAGGGCGCCGGCATCGAAGGCACGAGCCTCGACGAAGGCCAGATGAGCAACCTTCAGGAAGGCGTCGACACGATCCACGCCGAGTTCAAGGAAGCCGTGAACATGAAGCGCAAGATGGTGAAGGCCGAAGCCATGGAAGGTCAGACCTTCTCCGGCAAGCAGGCCGCCGCCCAGGGCTTAGTGACCGGGCTGGCCGACTCTTTCAACGACGCCCTGCGCTCGTTCTGATGGCTATCGACGTCCCCGACTACGTTCAGTCCGCAGCCCGACGCGGCCTTGAGTGGCACGCCGAGGGCAAGTCTGGCGACGGCGTCACGGACAAGACCCTGCGCGAAGCCCGCGAGATGGCGGACGGATCGGTGTCCGAAGACAAGCTGCGCCGCATGGGTCCGTGGTTCCGCCGGCATGAGGCCGACATGGACGCCCCGAACAACAAGCCCGACGGCGAGGACTTCCCAGGAGCAGGCGCCGTGGCGTGGGCTTTATGGGGTGGACCGACCTCCGGCAACATCATGCGGACGGCTGAATGGGCCGAAGCCAAGGTCGAGCAGATGGACCGCGAAGCCTCCGCTAATTCCAACTTCCGCAATAACAAGATGACCATCGAAGAACAGCTCCTCGAAGCCACCGCCGCTATCTCGGGCGTCACCGCCGAGCGCGACGACCTCCGTGCCACCGTCGAGAAACTCACCGTGGGCGCCGCCTCCGAGCTCGAGTCCCTCAAGGTCGAAGCCGCGTCCAAGGACGCCAAGCTCGCCGAACTGACCGCCGCCCTCGAAGTGGCCGCCAAGGAAGTCGAAGGCTTCAAGGCGATGGTCGCCTCTCTCGAAGCCAGCAAGGTCAACGCCTCCAAGGAAGCCGCCAAGATCGTGGCCTCCGTCGGCGTCTCCCCGGTCGAAATCAGCCCTGCCGACGCCAAGCCGTCCGCCGAGGCCGTCGACCATCTCGCGGTCTTCATGTCCCTCCCGGTCGGCTCCAAGGAGCGCAACGAATACTTCGCGACCCACAAGCACGCCATCATCAAGGCTGCTCTCT